CTCCAAATAAACTCTTTCTAAAGTTTATCCAACTAGAATTTCTTGATCCGCTTACATCATCTACTGCATCATATAGGAAATCTAAATTCATTTCTTGTTTTTGGTGTGAAGCATTATCAAAGATTGTTCCATGAACTGAACCACTTACTGCAGATGTATAAGTATCTTGTTTTACATATTGATTCTCGGCAGGGTGTGGTTTGTAATTTACTACAATATTAGTTTCTAAATCAGAAACTGCTGTTATACCTAATTCATAATCCGATATATCTATTTGACTTAAATCAACTGCTGCAGTAACACTATCTGCAATTGTAAAGTATCGTAAAGGACTTACCCCACTAATTGCAGTTTGATTTGATTGTGGTGAGAACTCAAAGAAGAAACACCCTTCATATTGAAGTTTGCTCATAATACCTTCTAGTTCTTCAGGTTCATCTAATGCTAATCTTGTTTTCCAATGTGTTGATGTTGGACTTGTTAATGTGCTATCTCTTAATTCTGCTACTGCCTTATATCCTGAATTTTCTATCTTTGCATCTGAATCTGAATCGGCTACATTTAATATGCTATGTAATAATTGTCTATGGATCGCTACTGGATTATCAAGATCAGTTAATGTGGCTACTGATGAATAAGCAGTAAATCCTTCGGTTGTAACATCTCTACCTAAATAGACTTTATCAATTCCAGCATTAAAGTCTGATGATGCTACTGGTTCATTAGAAAAATCATTTTCTAAAGTTACCTCAAAGCTTATTTCTTCTATGACTGCACTAAAACTATTGTAAGAAGCAGAAGCAGAACTATCTGCATTAAACTCAAAGAATAAATACATATCATCAGGAAATGAATTTGACCCACCTTCAGTTATAAATGATATGACATTTATATCAGTACAATTTGCAGTTAAATCAACACTTGTATCTCTATTATAACTTGATGAACCACCCAATACATAGGCATCTGCAACAGGACTAGTTATTTTATCTTGTAATACAATTCTTAATCCATCTGTTCCTGATAAAGAATCATGGCTTTGTGTTACATCTCCATCTATAGTCATTTTTAAACCAGTTAATTTACCTGACATTTGTGGCATAATTATTTTTAGATAAAAACCACCTATTGCTTCATCAAATCCACCTGTTTCTGCGATAGTTACCGATGTGCTTGTACTACCATCTACTGTATTTGATAAACTTCCTGAAGTAACTGCTGCACCCTCTAAGAATGATGCTTCACCAGTTGGTATTTCATCAGGACTAGCATCTCCTTTTCTTTTCATAACTTTTGGTATAGCTAAAGTAGTCGTATTATCTTTTACAAGATAAATTGGAATGTCGTTTAGATGTGCAACATTTGTTGTGCTATTTACACCTCTTGTTACTGTTAAAGTATTTGTAGAAATAGCAGTAATATCCATTTGTTCGTCATCTACTTGCACTCTATCACCAATATTAAATATTGAACCATCATCAACATCTATACCAGTTTCTGAACTATCTAATGCTTCATTTAATAAAGTAAATTTTGTATCTACTAATGTTAAAAACCTTTTAAGACCTTTATCATAAAACTCTGGTTTTTCACTTCCAGTTGAATTTTTTGGTACAATATATAAAAAGTCAGCACCATTATTTTTTAGAAAAGGACATGAAAATACTGACCCAAATGATGTTGCAGAATTTGCTTCATAGTCCCCATAAACTACAGGAATATATTTATTGTTATATTGTTCACTGCTTGATTCTGTTTTTCCTTGTGGTATAGATACATTCTGAAATGGTCTATTTGATATAATGCTTAATACAATCGTATTTCCTCTATATCCAAAGCTACTAATTCTACCACTAAATATTTGTAAAGCATTGGCAGCAGTACCATCGTTATCAATTTGAGATAGTATCGAAACCTGTCCATTGATAAAATCCGAACCTAATAACTCTAATAAGGTTGTTCCATCTAAATCTATATTAGCTAGATTTAAAGTTACACTACCTGTCTTTGTAGTAAATCCTTTTAAATCAAGTGAGTAAGATATACTTGGTTTGTTAAGGATTGCAGGGTAATAATTTTCCCCATCATATACTGTTTCTGAAAAACTAAATCGTAAATCAGGTGTATCTGTATATGCAACACTAGAATTAGTATTTTTAAATATCTGTACCAACCAGTTTTCTGTCATTGTTGGTGCTAGTTTTGATGAATAATTTGAATTTGTAAACATTCTCGTTAATATCTCCTTATTTTCTAATCTCTTGTCTAATATTATTTAGAATTTCATCTTCTCTAAATTTCATGCTTAAATCTGCTTCAAATCTTTTAACCTCTTTTCCATATTCAAAAATAATAACAGTAGGTACTACTTTAATATCCCATTCTTTCTGAATAGATGGACCAATATCATTGTTAGATAAATCAACATATCCAGTATAACAATTTTCCAATTTTTTTAATGGTATCTTATTTGCCCAATTCCAAGAAGCATTTACTTCTATAATGGCACAAAATTCGTTTTTCATTAATTGAATATCTTGAAAACTATCCAAAGACACTGATTGTGAATATAGCGATGAGGTAAATAATCCAAGCCCCAATAGCCACATACTTATCAATTTTTTCATAATTCATATCCTATTTATTGTTCATATTAAGTAGAGTTTCATTAATACTTCGTGTATCTTCTTTAATGTCATCTACTTTTTCTTCAAGTTTTTCCACCTTTTCTTCTGTGTTCATAATTGAATCACGAATCATTTGGTCTTTTAAATCATACTCCATTCTTGAAACCTCAGGCTCTGGTAGTTCTTTTGCCAATTCTATATCTGCCTGTAGTGTAAACCACATACCAATAATCATTGCAAGTGTTACGACCCCACTAATGATTGTTTCAAGACTTAGTGTCAATTTTGTATTTTTATTTACTTCCACCTCTCTATCTCCTTATAAATTTAATTTTTCTGCTCGTCTAATAGCAGGGATTATACTATCTACTACATATTCATCAACAACTGGTGCATTGATGTTTACTACTATATTACTACCACTACTTGTCGGACTTGGTAATGGTGTTACATCTATTCGTTCCATACCACTTGCATTATCTCCTACTACTACCCCATTACCTATTGGCAAAGTTGTTCTACCTTTTGTTACAAACGATCCACCAGTTTCAAATGATAATAGTTGATCTGTTACTTTACCAATCATTGCACCTGCACCTGCTGCTACTGCAAGATTAACTGGGAATGGTAATTTCGTCATAATACTTGATATAAGACTTGCTTGTGCTTCTGCTACTTCTGCTTTAATTACTGATTGTGCTGCTTCTTTAGCCGATTGCCCAGATAAAATAGCACTTTCTAAATTTTCTTTTATTCTTTCTTTGTGTGCTTTTGATTCAAAATCCCTTCTTCTTTTAGAGTGTTCTTCAATCAATTTTGTTTTTGCAGATTCTGATATATCCATATTATTAACCGATTCTGCAAATATTGACATAGGAACTTCACCGAGTTCTTCTTCCCTTCGTATTTCTTGTCTTTCTAATGCTGCTGCTTTTAATATTTCTGTTTTTTCTAATTCACCAATACCAAATGCTTCTATAAATCCACTTTGTAAATCTTCAGAACCAGTCTCCTCAATTGTTAGGTCGTCTGCTAAGTCATCATCTTCAGGTGTTATGCCCAACGACATTGCTGCTCTTTGTTGTGCAGCATCAATCATTAGTTGTCGTCTTTCCATATATTCTCTAACTTCTCTTTCTTCTTCTGATTCACCTGGAAATTTTCCAGTTATAAGTATTTCAAATGATTCTTTTGGTCCTGAAAATAAATATCCTAAAATACCTTTTTCTTTAATATCTTCGTTTGCTATTTTTAGTATATCTGCTAGTATTGTTGAAAAAGAAATCATTTCGTCTTGCAACTCTGTACCAATTGTTGATTTAAGATTTTTAAATTCTGCTGAAAGTGCTTCTGTTGAACTACTTGCTGTTAATTCTTCTTTTCCAAGTTGATTGACTTTTTCTGCAACAGATTTCATTGTGGCTTGAATAAATGCTTGTTTTCTTTCATTATCATCAAGTTCGCTAGTGCTTTTACCTATAGATTCTGCATAAACTTCATAAGCCCTATTAGTATCAACAATAATACCAAGATTGTCTAACATAAGTTTTGATTGCCTACCAATACCAGTTGTTAAACTTTCAATACCAAATACTGCATCTTTACCAACTGCTTGTGCTAGTCGTTGTGCATTATCAATTAATTCTGCAAACTGGTCATCACTTTCAACAATACCTAATAACAGGGCATTATTTGCTTGTGTCATTAAATCTATATCAGATACAGTTCCATCGGTTGCTTTTCTAAATTTATCTAACGATTGTTCATTAAAATTAACTGCTTTACCAAGATTTTTAAATGCTCTTTCAAGTCCAATAGTTTGAGAACCTAACTTAACTGCTTCTGTTGTAAATTGTGCAATAGCCCTAATACTAAATGCTGCTGCTATAACACCACCCATAGCAGAAAAACTAGACTTTAATTTATCGTTTTGTTTCTTTATATCTTTTTGTTCTTTTTCTACCTTATTTAGTGCTTGAACAGCCCTTTTGTTGTCAGCAGTTATTTTTAATCTTATTTGTTTATCTTTTGCCATTCTTACTTACCTCATATTCCCTGATTGAGTTTAATTCGTTATCTATGATTAAAAAATTATCTACTATAAATGAATCGGCTTGATCTAAACTTTGTGCTATTGGAATATTCAAATTTTTAGCCATACGATATTCTCGTATGGTTTCTCCTATCCAATCATCATACAAACATTTAGGATCGCAAAATAGAGGTAATATAAAATATAGATTTCTACCCATAGAAAATTTAGAATCTTGGTATTGATCATAAACTCTATCAATTTCATGTAGAACATCTTTTTCATCTTTATATGTCCTTACTCTATTCGTTACTGGACTTTGCCTTTTATAAGGAAACTCTTTGTCAAAGTGTGGATAGCCAAAATGACTAAACCACACATACGACGACAAAGCCATTAGTCTTTTTTTGAAACATCTAAAAATTCAGTTAGAAGTTTCGTCAATAGACCATCTATTTCACCCATAGTCAATGGCTTATCCTTTACGACATAATCGCTTTCAGATAAGCCACTTATCTTTTCTACTTGTTCAAGACAATCATAGAACTTTTCAGTATCTACTTTTCCAGTTGCATCTAATGCACTCATTCTTGATTTTTGTAGTTCTCGTTTTTCTTTGTAAGTAGGATTCTTCACTTCCCACTCTTTATTGAACATTTTAACCTTCATTTGTTACTCCTTTACCAACCACTTGCTTGGGTTGAATCTGCATACTCAAACTTAAATGCTGT